TAGTTCACGCCCTCAAAATTCAAATCGCCGTATTCATCCTCCAGCGGAGTATCATCAAAATAAATTGACTTGGCTCCGTCGACCAGCCCAACGATCTCCCCTTCACCCAGGACACCAAGACCACGAGAAACGGCCTTGGTTCTGAGATCGTTTGGAGACTCATAAGGAATGCGGCTATCGCCTCCCCCACCACCGCCGCCACCGCTGGAACCAGAAACATTGAATATGTTTTTCATATCTCTTCAATCTCCACGCCAGAAGATACAAGAGTCCAGCCAACGCGATGCTGCCCATAAACGATGGGGATAGGCCCGCCTTGTTCCTGCTGATTTTTCGCCCCGGTGAAAAGGAAAGAAGGACGTTCGCCCACTTCCTCACGGTCTCCGTAGCCGTTACCGATCTTCGGAACAGGCGTCAGTGCAGTGGCGATGCCAGACAGGGCAATAGAAGCACCCAGGCCAGCAAGACTCCCGTATGAAATTGCTGACCCACCTACGCCTGCCGACATACTCGCGGCCAGGCTTGTTCCTGCTGGTGCTGCCGCGCCAGCTGTGTAAATAGATGCAACGACAATCACCACACCGATAATAATCTGAGGCAAACCCCGCCCACTATCAGCGCCCTGAATAGCCGGGACGATATGCAAATCATTGGAGCCGAGACCAAAATGAAGCATTTCCTCGTTGCCGAAGTCGTCACCGTCCTCAAAGGAGTCACCCGCAATGACGTGCCACTCCCCAGCCTTGAGCAGAGCGAGAAAATCTTTTCCCAGATTCGCGGCAAGGGCGCGGATGGCTTCGGCTGCGTTGACCACATCAAGATTGAACGATTCGCCAAATCTTTTGGCGATGGGGCCGTAAAGATGAATGGTTCGCATCATGACTCGCCCCTCCGAATGACCATACGGACATACTTGCGCCAGCGATGAAACGGTTCCTCACGGGAAAACTTGTTAAGTCTGTGATGCAAAATCAAGCCATTGCCAACATACATTGCGCAATGGTTGACCGTGCTGGAACAGAGAGACATCAGGAGGCCATCGCCCGGCTCTGGGTCGCCTTCGACCTCACGAAAACCAATGGCCTCGAACCCCTCAAGAAAACGGTTGTCTTCGTCTCCATCCCACCACTCATCAGAGCGCAGAAGGTTTGGAATGGTCACGCCCTGGTTGACGGTGATCCAATCACGGCAAAGCGCATAGCAATCAGAAACAGCAGGCCGGAACTTGCGACCAAGCAAAGGCTCCATGGGAGTGTCGCCACCCCAGAAAAATGGCTCCTGCGGGACTTGCCCAGAAAACGGAACAATACCCCACGCAATCCCATGCCGCATCTGTTCAGATTGATCCGCCTCACTCGGCCACGCCGGGCCATTCGGATGAGAATGGATGATTGCCTCAATATCCCCGCGCCGAGTGGCAAGTGCATAAGCCATCGGCTCAAGACAAAAATTGTGCTCTGGATCTTCTGCAGTATTCGCCAAGGTGAAATACTCACCCTCAAGAACGATCCCACAAGACTCGTATGGAAAGTCGGTGGCAGCGTGGGCCATGGCAGCAGTGATGATTTTACGATCAAACATTATCCGCGAGACCTCCCAACGCCAGGAAATCCCCTGAACGGCAATGATTGATGTGGATGGCGCAATTCGCAGTCAGAAAGCCGCTTGCCGCATTGGTCTTCAGACGCCTGGCAAGCCTCGCCGCTGTAGTCGTAATAATTCGGAACGGTGTACGGGCAAGTCACTCCGTCATAGGTAAAAGCGTCCCCGCTGATCCATTGACGGTAGGTATGAGTACAAGTGTCTCGGAGGATTTGGCGACCGGGCAGCTTCTTGCCCTCCTGATCCATGGGCGCGGCCAACTCCCACTCAATGAACGCTTTACCCTGCGCGGATTTCCGGTCGACCTTGTAAATATCAGGAGCAAAATGTGAGTTAGGGTCAGCCTGCGGCCCGTTGTCGAGGTACTTTGAAAAAGTCCTCCACCGGGTAACAACCGCACCCAGCAGATCGCCAAGACTGGCCGTTGCTCCCAGCAAGGCCGTATTGATATGAGAAATACGAATCTTAGGGCGCGGGAGAGTCCCCTGCCCATTGAGTTCAAAACCCTCGGCCTCGAAAGCGATGGGCATATACGTTACCCCACGCCACAAGACAGGCTGTTTGTCGTCAGTGCCTTTGACGAAGTGATAGACCGAGCCCCCAATGCCTAAAGCATCAATGTCAAAAAGTTGGACAAGCTCACCGGGAGAGGATTTTTGGACGTCGCTGTTAATCGTCAAGGTTGAAATCCTCCTTGAAAGTGGCTGACAGGCCGTCGATTTCGCCACTCTTGTATGTCCGGGTCCAGCTCGGGCATTTCCACTTCTGCGACTCACTTTTCCTTGGAGCAGTCCACAAAAAAGATCCGCCAACAGGGACACTCTTCAAAAAGGATTCTATGGATTCAATCTGAGAAATGGAGAGTTCACTCCAGGACAACACGAGCTCATCATAACGGCAGTTGATACCGTCCCCAACGGTTTGCGAATAACCATCCCCGAAGGATATCCCATTGAGGCGGGTTTGCACCTTCTTGGACACCGGAGAGTCCGGAGCAACGGCAGGATTGAATGTCAGCAGACTCATATGACCGGCCCCTTATTCAAAAGGCCACCAACTCTGCTGGAATTGCGGAGCTTTTCATCAAACCAGACATCAAACTGTTTCTGTACCGACTTAGCCATGTCAGCCATGTACGCAGAATCCTTGCCCTGGTCTCCGCTGGGAGTGGGCAAACTGAAATCAGCATTGAACACGAATGTGCTCCCTCCCAGCTTCCCGGCAAGATTCCCCTGCTGGGCTTCGTTGAGAATCACTTCACCGTTTTTGGCGATAATAGGACGTTCTCCTGGACCTATGATCCCCCCTGTGTGGAAGCGAGGTGCATTCTTGAATAAATCCGCAGGCACCATCCGGGTCGGAGAAGGACCACCGACCACACCGCCATCATGATGGACAGAAGAAAAAAACGATCCGACAATTGACCCCACGGCGCCCCAAGACCCACCACCGGAAGTTGAGGTTCCCCCGTTCTGACCAAACATTTCTATGGCAGCGACTTCAAGCATCTTGGAAATAAAATTATCCAACGCCTTATCACCAGTTGAAAAGACAGACATCATCTGCCCCCCTATCTGATCCCAGGTGCTTTTTGCCTCATTCCCGAAAGACCCAAAGGCTTCCTCCCATTGCGAGACATTGCCTTTGACTTCTTTGGTCAAACCATCAAGCTCTTTACCTTTCCAGAAGTCCGCCTCTGAGCGCCCTATTCCGTCTTTAAGCATCTCCTGATACTCATTTTCGATCTTCTGCCGCTTGACATATTCTTCACCCAAACGAGCTTCATCAAGCTTCAGCCGGTAATCAGCCAATCGTTTTTCACGGGCCTTCTGCTCGCTTTCCAACCTTCGGACTGCTTCCTTTGCAAGCCGCTCCTTCTCGACCTGAGCTTTCTTCTCCTCCTGCTCCTTGTCTTTTTCTTTTTGCTTTCGAGCAGCTTCCGCTTCCTTGTCTTTTCGAGCTTGGTCAAGGACGGCATAATCATTGGCACGAAACGTTGCAGCCTCTTTACCTTTGTCATGAATGACGAAGGTGTCCTTGATGTCTTTGCCTTCCTGAAGAGCTTTGATCCTGTGCAGCTTATTTTCCAACTCGGTCAACTTTTCCTGAGCTGCATCGAGATGCGCACTCTTGCCTATCCAGGCATCAAGAAGGGGCAGCTCGGCGGCCTCCTCTCTCATGGTGGTGATGGCTCTTTTCTGAGAAGCAATAGCCGATTCGATTTGGCTGGCCTGTTCATCAAGAGAGAAATTATCCGACAAATCCTTAACAGAATAAGAAAGGCTCTTAACCAAATCCGTTAGTCCAGAAACTGCTTCCGAGGCCAGATCTGTGTTCGACATTGCCTCCATGAGGTCTCTCCATTCATAGGAAAGAGTATCCAACACACCCAAAAGCCCTTTGGCCTCACCTTCAGCGGCCCCTTCAAACTGTCCTCTGAGGACCTCCATAATCTTGGCCTGTGCCCCGGCCACATCATTAGCCTCGGTCATGGCTCGAATGACTTGTTCTTCGGTCTCCGTAAAACTCACGCCAACCCGGCGCATGGAGTTCAAACCTTTTATGGGATCTTCCAGCGCCTTACCTAGCATGGTGGTCGCACTGGTCAAAGACTGGCCGGTAACAACACTCATGTCTTGGGCCAAAGTAATGGACTCGCGGAACGTATCGCCCGCGACAGACTTAAAAGTCTGCATCACGTTGATGGCATCCATTATCTCATTACGATCGCCAAGAGTTGCAAGGTCTCGATCCCTTGCAAGCTTGTCCAATTCCCCGGCTGTCAAACCAGCAGCATACCCTGTGGCCTTGAGAAGGGCTTCAGTCCGCCCCAATCGCTGCTCCCACTCCGCCATGGACATGGTACCGGCAGTCAAAGCAGCCGTAACAGCACCAAGGCCCGCGCCCGCAGCAATGCCAATAGGACCCAAACGGCTAATGGCTGATCCAAAGAACCCAGCCTTGCCGGAAGCTCCTTCCATCGCTTTGGACACATCCCCAGCCGCGCCTTTGCCTGCGGCACCAAAACGGTCCCACACGGTTGCAGCCTTTTTCCCCTCCGTCCGAGTCTTCTTGAGATCACGGTGGAGCTGCTTGAATTCCTTCTCCGACTTATTGATCGCACGGATCTGCGTTTCGATGACTGCCATTATCGCCTCTTAATCTGGACAAGTTGCGCACACTGTTTCCAGCCCATTGCCAAATCTTTTCCGACACTCCTCAACATAACGCCCATTGCAGTGCCCTCCAACAGGCTGGCCTCTTCTCGATATGCGCTCTTCCTTCAGGTCAACCCCGAAAAAGCCTTTTAGGATTCCCCGCTGGAACACGGCCTCGCGCATACGTACTTCAAGACATCCTCCTATGTCGGCGTATCCGAATCTCCAGAGGATCTGTTCTCGCTTGAGAGGGTCTCCTCCGGCGAGCTCTGCGACGTGGCTTTCGATTTTTTCAATTCCTTCCCCCCAACTCTCTGGGCCGATCTGGCTATCTTGGACGGAAGAATCATCCCGGCCAGAATGTTGGTCGCACTCCCCACGGCCAGAATCTTCTCCGGAGTCGCCTCCGGCTGACCGAAAAAATCGGTCATGACCTCCGTGGGCAAGTCCGGATCTGCAACCCAATCCAAATCGCGGGCAATGGCATTAAGGTCGCGGTCAGCAGGGTGGACCCCTTCGGGGGTGATCAACCCAGCCACAAACAGCCCGGCATTGTCCTTTAAAAACAATTTGAGATCATCAACAGTGTTGACGGACTCGCCAGCGTCTCGACAAAAATAAGCCACATGCCGCAGCACACCGAAAACAGGCCGGAGTAATTCATAAGAAGAATCACCGATAATGTATTTTTTGAGATTGCTCATGCTGGATGCCTTAGAAGAATACGAGGCGCAGTTCGTCATCACCAACAACGTCCCGCTTCAATTCAAAGGATTCATCGTAAGAAACAAGGCCTTCACGATCGCCATAAGCTACGGAAGTCCGCTGCACTTTCGGCATAGAAACGAATATCCGGTTGCCTGCGACACTCCCCAGGGCAAACGACAAAGCAGACGTTTCGCCACCTTTCCAATCCTGCCAGGGATTGTAGTTACCAAGTGACTCTGCCTCTGGGTCCATACCACCTACCGGAGTCCTGTCAGTAATCCGAAAGGCCCGCACACCATCAGCTGCATTGACGTCCTGAGCCTTGGAAACCGTGTTAGCGATATCCAGAGACAACGCAGTCACTCCCATAGGCTCATAGGGACCGACAGCAAGGCCCATATCAACAACCAAAGGTGCGTCAGTTATATTGAGAACCGGAGTAGGATTATCTTCCTGAACAGGGTTGGCCCAACG